AACCGACTGCGGATCTGTCCACAGATCTGGCTGCTGTAGAGCGGGACCGATGCAAGAAAATCCGGGCCTTGTGTGAACTGGCCGGAGCATCCGACAAGTTCAACACGTTCGTTGATAACAATTTCAGCGTTGCGGAAACACAGGCCGCACTGCGTGATATCGTCGCGAAGAAAAGCCCGGTTCTGTCTCAGGCTGTCGCCCAGGAATCAGAATCCAGCGAAGACGCAAAGCTAAAAGCTGAATACGCGGAAATGGTCAAGTTCAAAGTGACGATGGGGCAGTCTGAGGCAGACTACATCGCACACGCACGAAAAAAAACTGCCTGACGTTTGCGGCGTTTTGTTCATTCATTTCAATCCAGAATAAGGAGAACCGCAAATGGCGGTCACAGCGAATCAGATTGTTAAAAAGCAGGATGGAGATACGAGATCATACCCTGTTGCGGCTGTTCACATTTACGAAGGAACGCTGGTGTTTTTGACTGCGGCGGGATACGCCACAGACGTTACAGCGACTGGTGTCAACGGCTTTGTTGGTATTGCCAAGGAAGAAGTTGACAACTCGGCAGGAAGCGTTGGAGATCTCAACATCGAAGTGTGGGCAGAAGGTGATTTTGAACTTACTGGAACTGGCTTCGCTCAAGCCGAAGTTGGATCTGTTGTGTATGCCGAAGACAACTACACAACGGGCGTTTCGATCAGCTCCGCATCAGTGCCGATGGGACGAATCGTAAAGCACGTAAGCAGCACAAAGTCGATCGTTGAGATCAACCCGACTGGAACGGGAGCTCTGCCAGTCGCTGCATTAACAACTATCACGCATACAGCTCCGGGCACCCCAGACTATGCCGTTCAAGACTTGATCAATACAAGTGCATACGGCTTCGTCACAAAGGACGAAGGCAACACTGTTTTGTCTGTGATTAAGAATCTCCAGCAGCGTGTCGCTGATCTGGAAGCACGTCATATCTGATCCGTGTTTCCGATGCGGAAACCGTTTTTGTGAATAATCCTGAAAGGAAATAACAATGGCTCTGGACACAGCAAAAGCAGTGGCCGCATCACGATCGTTGACTGCGAAGTTCAACCGTGAATCATCAGCGGTCAAAACATGGTATCCGACTATCTCAACCATCGCGCCGAGCGATGGGGCAGATGAGTCTTATGGGATTCTCGGAGCAATGCCGAGTGTTCGCGAGTACCTGGGAGATCGGCAGTACAGCAAATTGCGTGGGGCAACCTACACGCTCGCGAATAAGGAATGGGAAGTCTCCCTGGAGATTGAAAAGAAGGACATCGCAGACGACAGGCTGAGCCTGTACGACGGTGCCTTGACATCACTGGCACAGAGAGCAGCCCGCCATCCTGATAAGCTGCTGATGACGGCAATCGTCAACGGCGAATCAACAACCTGTTTTGACGGGCAGTATTTCTTCGACACAGATCACAGTTGGGGTTCTTCAGGATCTCAGGACAACGATCTCACCGGAGCGGCTGCAACGGCAACACAGCCTACCGTGGCCGAGTTTCTGGCAAGCTACGAAACGATGAGAGCCCAGATGCTTTCATTTGTTGACGACAATGGCGAACCGCTTCACGAGGATGTCATTACTGGCATGGATTCCGGTATGCAGTTCGTGGCTTTGGTTCCGCCTGAATTTGAAACAGTTGCCAAGACTGCTTTCAATCAGTCTCTGAAAGGCAATGGTGAAAGCAACATCGTTTTGGACCGGCCAACAGTTTGCTGCTCAACGCATTTGACCAGCGCGGCAAAGTGGTATCTGTTCCGCGTCGATGTCCCTTTGAAGCCGTTCATCTTCCAAGCTCGTGAACCTCTATCATCAACCACTGCCGGCATGGATGACATGAACACAAAAACGATGCAGTTCGGCACATATGCCAGATACAACATCGGTTACGGTGCATGGTGGAACGCTGTTCTCTACACGTTCACCTAATGGCGGTGAAATTTGAGCAACGGAACCGGCGACGGCCGGTTCCGGCTCTGTGAGCATCCGCCATGCTCGCAGGGCATTTTGTGGCGGCGGAATTGGAGTTCATGAAATGGCAGTCAAAGAATTACCAAAGGCAATCACGGTCAAAAAAGGTCCACTCGCAACGGGAACGACGTTCGCGTTTCGGGCCTTCAAAAACAAGGTCGACAAGGACGGAAAAGAAATCGACGAATCCGGCAATATCGAGGTTGGGGATTCGCCAGTCACGATCAAGCTGGACACGGCAGACGCTATTCGAGTGAGTCTGGGCAAAAGTGTTCTTTCGATGGTTCAGAAGGGCTATTTGACGGACGTGAATGCCCCACCTCGCAAGAAGTTTGCGGAGAAAGGTGAATAGTGAACCTCCGCGAGCAAATGGCCGTCGATGCGTGTGCGATCCTGAACACCGATGAACTGGGTGAGCAGGCATTGTGGACGCCATACGGCCAGAGCTCCGGATTGAATCGAACAGTTCGCCTGATTGAGCAGCCGGACCTGCAAACAATCAGGCGGGCATTTGTTTGGACAGTTCAGAAGGGCACAGCGACGCGGCAGGGTGATTTGTTTCGCGTAAAGCGTGGCAACATTACCTCGACTTGGAGAGTTCTTTACACAGATCCGGCAGAGACTGCTTTGCAGCGGTCTCATTGCCACCTTCAGTTGACGGACACGATCAAGGCTGTCAGACGGCCAAAGTATAAGCGGGCGAGCGGGGCAGATGCCTCGATTCCTTCCGAGGTTGCGGCCTCGTACCGCTGCCAGTGGTTTCAATCATCGGCAGAGATTGACATAGAAAGCAAACGTCGATCAATGCAGGGCGAATGGTATTGCGTTGTAGAAGAAGTTCCGGAACTGGACACTGATATCACGTTGACGGATTCGAATGGCAGATCGTTTAGGGTTGATCGACTTGAAAAGGGTTTCAACCGCGATGAATTGCCGTATCTGATTTGCTCAAGGTCGGATGTATGAGCATCAAAAGAATTGATCGAACAGTTCAGATGATGCGAGAACTGCAGAAGGAGACGGCAGACGCACTCGAGGCGGCGGCATTAAAGTTGAAAACGATTTCTCAGCAGTCAGTCAGCAGACGATACGTAAGACAGCCCGGAACGAGAAAAACGGTGGCGCAACAAGATGGCCAAACGCAAACCTAAAACGCTTCGATACCGAGCCGGGAAGCTGCTGTCAGCAACTTCCAAGGCAGGCCGCAAGCGGGTGAAGGCTGCGAAGAAGAACGTTGCGAAAAGAATCAAGGTAGTCAGTAAGAGGGTAAACAAGGGCAAGAAACAGGCGGCGAGGTTTCTCAAATCCAATTCGCTTTCCAAGGCCGTCACGAGACGAGCAAAAAAAGCAAATCGACAAGCCAAGAAGGCGTCGAAGGCATTAAAGCGAATTGGAAAGAGAAGGCTGAGAGAGGCCCGAAGAAGACTAAAGAAATTACCGGGGCAAACACGCAAGGCGAAGCGATTTGCGAAGAAGACACTCAGGGCGGCATCGAAGAACACAACGCGGTTTTTTAAGGCTCGAAAGAAGGCCGCAAGACTTCGAGAACGAGAGAGAAAGATTCAGGCGAGAGATCAGAAACGAGCATTGAGAGCGGAGCAGAGAGCGAGAACACAACTGGACCTGACAGGCACTGTAGACATCACCGGCGCTCGTGTCAGGACATCAAATGCAGATCCGGGGGCAAGCAAGCCGGGCGAGCCGCCAAAGATGAGGACGGGCAAAGGCAGGTCGGCAATCAAGGCTCAGTTAAGGCTCAAGGGCAAGAAGCTGGAAAGCCGCGTTTATGTCGACAAAAAAATCGCTGGATATATGGCGATGTGGGAGTTTCGAAAGGACGGCAAAGGAAGGCCATTTCTGAAACCTGCAGTCGAAGACAACAAAGAGGCATTTGGCAAAGTTATTGGAAGTGAACTCAAGCAGGCCAACAAAGGCGGCAAGAAGAAAGCGGTCGTCAAGTGAGTACTGGGCTGGATCAATGTTTGATCGAACGATGGCGGAACACGGCGGGGTTGATCTCGCTAATTCCTGCCAATCGAGTCAGCACTGAGATTACCCAAACGAACGAAACGATCGACGCTGATAATGATGAGGACGGCCATTTTGATGACTGCGTTGTGTTGCAGGTCGCCACTGAGCCGCACTGGAGAACAAACAGCGGGCGAGGATGGAAAAGTCAAGTCAAGGTGTCGGTGCTGTCAATCGACTATGACCGGGGAAAAGCAGTTGCTCAGCGATGTGAAACCCTTTGGGACAGCGGGACATTTGCAGGATCAGAGTCAGTCATTTCGTTCAGCCGGTCAAGTGGTATTTCATCCGAACAGGATGAGTCGACCGGTGTTTGGGACAGTACGGTAAGTTTTGAAATTCATCACAATGGAGTTTAATAATGGCTGACTTTTCAGTAACCGCCGCCAGTGTCGTTAAGACTGCAAACACAGCAATCAGCGAGGGTATCGCAGGGGGCACGTTGACAGCTGGGCAAGCGTTGTATGTTGACACAAGCGACAGCAGTAAGCTCAAAGGGTGTGACGCAGACGCATCGGCCACAAGTGTGTGTGCGGGGATTGCGTTGCACGGAGCCGCGAACGGACAGCCGATCAAATATGCCACCAGCGGAAATCTGACATTCAATGCCGCGTTTGCGGCCGGAGATTGCGTGTGCGTTTCAACCACAGTTGGTGGACTGGCTCCCTATGCCGATCTGGCTTCCGGCGATTTTGTCACTGTAATCGGAATCGCAACATCAACCACGAATCTGAAGATACAAATCAACGCCAGCGAAACTGCGAAGTAAGTCAGGCTGCTGTTTCTCTTCATTCATAACAAGGACTCACGACAATGGCAGCAGGAACTCCGCTCACCGGCAATACGATGACATTCAAGATTGCCGGAACGGCCGTAGACCACACAGCAAAGTGGTCCGTCAAGGGTACGGCAGCAAAGGGGCGATACGCGAGCAACTCAACGGCCGGTGGCAGAAAAACCACAGTGGGCGTTAAAGACTGGTCAGGATCGGCCACGCTGTTCATTCATGCCGGGGCCACAATGGCAATGGTTATGGGCACTGAATACAGCGTCGTGTGCCACGGCACAGCATCGAGCGACACTATCACGGGAACAATCATTGTCACCGATGTGGGCGACATTACATTCGATGCGGACTCAGGCGAGCCAGTTGCCTGTGATTTCGCATTTGATTTCCAAGGCATTCCGACAGGTGCAGGAGCCTTCACTCTCGGATCTTAATCAGGAGTAACCAGTGGCGGATGGGCTGTTTAATCTCTGCGGTAGACGTACCGCAGAACTCAGCAAAGACGGCAGAACGTATCGGCTTGAAATCCGGTCGCTCGCTGACTACGCAAAAAAAGAGGAAGCAATTCTTGCTCGCGTTGGCAATCCATACGCTGGCATTGAGTTGATTAAAGATCGCAACGTTCAGCAGATGGCAATGAAGATTGCGGCCGACACGATTGCGCGTCCGTTGATTGCCACAATGGTTGATGAGGATCGATTTGATAGGTCAATGCGTGGCCTGTCGTGGTCGATATGGCGAGCAATGGGCAAGAATCACTCGGCAGAGTTTCCGCAGGATTTGCCAGCCGAACAGGGCATTCAGCTCGGGGCGGACTTCATTGATTGGTTTGGCGACATCAACGCGATTGTAAACGCAATTCACACGATTGAAGAAAAAACAGAACTGGGAAACTCAAATGGCCTGACGGAAACGGCGGCGTCGGGCCAGTAACCAGACGGACGATTCCGTGGGCTACGGTGTTCCGCAATCTCGCCGAAAAGTACGGATGGACGTTCGAGGAAATCGGACGAATGACAATGTATCAAGTGCTGGTCGCAGCCGGGGCGTGGTGCCCGGAAGACATCTTTGAAAAGAGGCCAGGCTGATGGCAATTACAGTTCAAGAAGCACAAGTTATATTTTCCGCTGATGGACTCGCGCAGGTCCAGACGAAGGCGGGAATGGCTGGCAAGGCTCTCGA